GTTAGCTTTAAGCTCATAGATAAAAACAATCTCATCCGGAGCACTAGGAAGCAAACCTTCTGCAAGCATTAGGTGACATAAGTGTAGATAAACTTGACCCTGCAGCTGGTGGGAACGTAAGGGTGTACGAATGTTCTTCCAAACAACTTCGATATCATTATTGTATTGCGCCATAAGTGCAGGCATTTCCATACGGATTGTGCCTGTACCAATAGACTTGATCTCAATAAGACAATCGTCGCCTAGTCCTTTAATCCACCCATCAGCGTGACCACGCATCATATGTTTATCGCTACGCAAGGGTACTTCGGCATAGTCCACACTCTTGTGCACATCTTTAGACACAGCCCAAGAAGTACCTGTAGAGTCTGACCACATACCGTAAAGAACGCCCATGTCTTTAAACCAGTTCTGCCACTTAGCGTGGATGGTATGGCCTTCAGCAAAGATAGATGCTAGACGTAAGGTGGTCTTATCACGAGTCTCTATATAGTTACCCTTAAGCGCATGGTACTGCGCAAGCGCACACCATTCTGACCTAATAATATCTGAGGGGTGGATGTAAGACTGATCACGCTCATCAAAAGGCTGTGCTAGAACGTGACGCTCTAGCGCACCCATCAAACGAGTCTCTCGCTTGTTGGTATTAAGAAATGCTTTCAGGTCCTTGCTCGGTATCGTCGTTGGCTTTGCCATACTTACCCTCCATATCTAGCCACTGGTCTAGAGTTAGACCGTGCTTTTTCATTTTGCGTTGTGCTGCGTTTCTTTCTCTGTGGGATAGTCCACCAAAGATTCCGTGCAGCTCATCGTTTAATATTGCTTCTTTAAGACACGCCTTACGTACAGGGCACGGTGGTCTTCCGTCCTTACCCCAACAAATTGCTTTAGCCTTGTCTGCTATTGGCTTGTATAAAGCTTTGTCTCTTGGTGGAAAAAATATCTCGGTATCTTCGCCACGACACTTAGCGTCATATCTCCAAGCCCAGCTCGGCTCGTACTTGTTTGGCATTACTCTCCTCTTATTGCGTTACGCAATTCAAAAAAATCCTCCTCTAGTAATACCACATAATTCTCACCATCAAGATGCAGCCCGAGTACAGGTGTTCTGCTATCAAGTATTGCTTCTTTGGTAATTTTCTCAAGTACATCTGACTTGATAGTTACCGATTTTTTACCGGTCCACTTGTGCTCAATAAGGAGGTCGTCAGTTCTGACGTCCCCCTTACGAGACCAAAAGGCACCAGAGGCGGCACTGCGCTTACCGCCTGCGACTTTCTCTAAACGCTTTTCATGCTTTAGAGACTGTTTCTGTCCCTCACTCTTCATCAAGACTCAACATCAATACTGGGGCTGACTTTAAAGTATCCATCACAGCTATTGTGAGCTCTTCTTTAAGATCAACCTCTTCACGAATTGAATCGATAAGAGCTTGAGCTCCTTGCCACTTACGATCATTATAGTACATCCAGCCACCACGTCGATCAACGATCCCGTTGAGGATCGACAGTGCTACGATTTCTTTACCTGCATCATAGCTACCAGCATCGATAGGGCCACCATCAGCAAAATAGAAGTCCAAGTAGGCGGTCTGTTGTGGTGGGAAAGTCTTGTTTTTAATGGTACGAACACGAATAGTCTGTCCAATACGGCGCTTTTCCTGTCCAGTACCTACCTCAAGCCAGTCATCACGCTTTACTTCGCAACGAATGCTGTAGGCATAGTCTTTACCAAGCCCACCAGGTGTAGTGCGAGGATCACCGTGCATAACACCAATCTTCATACGATACTGGTTGATCATCATGCCTAATACTGGGCGTTCTGAGTCAATCATATCTCTTTTAGTTGCTGAAGCCACCTTGCGGAAGAACTTGTTAGTAATTAAAGCTCCTCGTCCAACGGTGAATTCATCCATTTCTTTCTCATCCTCTGCTCCAGGAACCAAGGCAGGAAGAGAATCAATAACGACCATATCCACAGCTTTGCTTTCCATAAACTTAATAACCGCTTCATAAGCATCCTCCATATTATTAGTCTCTACAAGAATTACACGCTTAGTGTCTACACCACAAAGCTCCGCATACTTAACATCAAAGTCTTCAGCAGCAATCCAAACAGCAGTAAAGTCTGGGTTTACCTGTTGATTGGCAGCAATAGTTCGTAGAGCAATAGCCGTCTTACCATGTGAGGCCTCACCTACTAGCTCTACCCAACGATTCATAGGCCAACCACCACCAAGTACAACATCTAGTGTCAGAGAACCAGAGGTAATACGTGAAGTATTAACAACGTTACTTGCAGTAACGACGGTGTTAGCTCCGTACTTTTTATTTAACTGTGCAATTACTTTTAGTGCATCTGAATTAATTGTCATTGTCATTAGCCCATCCTATCTACGATTACATTTGGATTAAACCCGCCATTTTGTCCTACTTGAATAGCCTTTTGAGTAGGGCCTGAGCTACTGCCTCCGGTACCTGCAACTCCGGATCCTGTTTGAGTTATTGGATACCCGCAGTCATAGCAACGCATACGCTGAGTACCTTGTGGTGCAAAGTAATTACCTGACGCACAGTCAGGACAAGTATCAAAACGCTTAGCACTTTGAGCCTTGGTCACTAATTGATCTGCATTTGGGTCATAGTTGACATTAACATTTGGTTGCTGACGTTGTGGTACGTACGGCACGCTTGGTGCTGGGGCTGTAGGAGGTGTGGCTTGTCTAGGTGTAGGAGTAGAGGTACCTAGCTTTTTAGACCACCAGTCGTTGTTTGCCATTATTTATCTACCTTTGATTCGATTAAGTTAAGGTTAAAAAGAGTTGAGATGCAGGAGATTGATGAAGAAAGCGCAACAATCTTGAACAAGCTATAGATCTTATCATAGTCATCGTCTGATATATTAAATACATTTGTATCATCATTGTCATCATCCAAAGCATATGCAGCTGCTGCAATACGAGAAGCGATGTCTGAGTGTGAATCGATAAAAGGTATTAAGTTTGCAAAACGTTCTAGTCGTTCTTGACTAGCGTCGGCTTCCATATCTGCTACCTCATCTGAGATAGGAGGAAGGCCCATAACATCTGCAATGCCTTCGGCAGGCTCCAACATGGTGTCATAGATAGCTTGACGTATTAAAATAGGTAAAGGAATATGGTTAACCTTTACAGTCTTGGTTTTCTTCTTACGTTTAAAAATCATTTTGCTTCTCCCCATCTGTTTACTATTTTAACATCTGCTAGGAGTGGAATTTGCAGGGCTTTGATGCCCTCCATAGCCTCACGAATAGCGGCTGCTGTCTCATTGATCAGTTCAGTCGGGGCAACAGTAACTAATTCATCGTGAATAGTTAACAGTAGGCTGGCACCCTCTGGCAACAAGCTATGAGCGCGTACCATAGCGAGCTTAATAAGATCTGCTGCAGATCCTTGGATAACAGTATTAAAAGCTTGACGTTCTGCGCTTGATCTACGACCCATGTCTGAGGACAACAGGTCCGGCAAATACCTACGACGATTCATGTAAGTCAAGGCATAAGGAACTGGCCCACGTTTACGGCTCTCAGCAACTACCTTGCGCTTGTACTTATCTACTGCAGGGAATTTACGAGAGAACCCATCCAAAAGCTTACGTGCTTCCATAGGAGTAACACCGATAGAAGCAGCAATCTTTTCAGGACCAACACCGTACATCATAGCAAGCACTAAAGTCTTAGCGCCGTCTCTGGATACACCAACAGTATCACCAATGGTTGTATAAATATCAACGCCATCTAAATAGTTCTGACAAAGAACTCTGTCACCACTAAATGATGATAGTACTCTAGGCTCTACTTGAGAGTAGTCAGCCACCACAAGTTGATGACCTTCTGGAGCAATGAACAGGTTACGAATAGCCTTACCGTTGTCTGTACGTGGGTTAGGTACGTTTTGTAAATTAGGGTTCCGACTTGAGAAGCGTCCCGTTTCCGCTCCGTACTGAATGAAGTCAGTGTGAATTCGACCCTTGAGCAGTAGAGACTTCTTAGCTACAGTCTTAGCTTTACCCGCAGTAGTGCGAGTGATGTCTCCTCCGAGATACGGAATCACGTAGGTCGTAAGCAACTTATTCAAGTCGGAATAATTTAAAAAGGCATCAACTAAAGCGTCCTTGCCCTTGAACGCTTTAATAGCAGGCTCAGATACAGAGTAGTCTGAGATTACAGATTCTTCTCCTGCCTCGCTATTCTTGATGCCTTTAGGGGTAAGAAGGCGTGGACGAAGTCCGCGTCCACCTTCCTTCTTAGAGGAGAAGAGTAGCTTTTGTTTTTCAGGTACGCTGTTAATATTAAAAGCTTTACCGGCTAGCTTATAGATGGTTGCCTTAGTAGTCTCAAGTTGAAGTTCTAAATCTGCTTTAAGCAAAGTTAATGCCTCAACGTCAATGTCTGCGCCATGAAGTTCCATGTTAGAGATAACCTTAAGCACATCCATCTCAAGAGCAAACACTCCGCTTAGAGTATCACGCTGCAAGCGTGGAGCGTACTTCTTCCAAAGCTTCCAAGTCCACTCTGCATCTAGCGCAGCGTACGTAGCAACGTCATCAAAACTATGGATCTCAATCTGTGCACCTACACCTTTGACCATATGATAGTCAAACTCACGCTTTAAACAGTCATCTAAACCTAGGTTGCGAGTGTTGCGAGTGTCTAGAATAAAAGCAGCGTTGAGGGTACAAGCATATGGCTGAGATGGTAGGGCGCCAATATACTTAGTTACGCTTTGTAGATCAAACTTTAGGTTGTGACCAATCTTTAACAGGTCACTAAAAAATAATGGCTTAAGAGCCTTGAATACTTCTCCGGCTGTAAGTTGTTCTGGAGCTTCGCCAAATACCTTAGTAGCTTTGCGCTCATCTTTACTGTAATCAGTAGGGCGTAGTGGCATACCTTTAATGATGCGATCTTGAGCAGAAGGCAACAAAGGATATTCAGTGCGTAAATATTCACCATTTGGGTGTCCCATAGGAACTACATCTACTCTACCTTCTGTAGCTAAAGCAATCCATACAACTTGGTTCTGTCGTGGATCTCCACGGTGATCTCCCATAGTTTCTACGTCAAATACAAATGCTTCTTGCTGCAGGTAGTACTCAACCATCTCGGATAGTTGTTCATCGGTAGTAATAATATTCATTGCGCTCCTATTTTAAGATTGGGGAGCCGGTAGAAAGGAGGTTCAAAAACCCGGCTCCCCAATGCTATTGGGTTAGATTAGTTATTGCCTGCAATTTCACGTGCGACTTCAGCGAGCTCTGCCTTAGTGGAGGTATAAAGAGCTTCGATGCCGTAAGGCTTTAGAGTCTTAATGTGATCAGCAAGAGCAATAGGATCTAGATCCCATTCCTCAGCAAGGTCGCGTTCCTTTACAGGAACAACAGTGTGGGTGGTCTTAGTACCCGAACCTGACTTGCTAACAGCGTAATAGATATCTGAACGATTAAGAGGTCCGGTCTTCTTATCAGAAGCGAACTTCTCAAGTTGAGAACATAGGCGCTTACCAACAATCATAAGCTGTAGTTGTGGTTCTTCATCGGAAAGATTAAGAACTGTAAAAGCAAACTTCTGAGCAGGAATACTTCCTACCTCAGTAAGTGGATCACTTTCACCAAGAGCGATAAAGGATTTCTTTCCAGGACGTGTAACCCAGTGCTGCTTGAACACTAGTGGTTCGTCAGAGATAAACTTTACAAGCTGTACATCTTCATCAAACTTAAAGTCTGTAGCAAACTTTGATTCTTTTGAAGAAGCTGCCTTAGCTGCTGCCCATCCCTTTTGGATGATTGCTGAAGAACCGGATGAAGTATTCTCATCCTCTTCAGTAAATAGATCTTCCTCTTCGAGGACAGATACTGGTGTTGTGTATGAGTCGACGTTTGGAACGTCTGACTTACTTGCACGAAACGATGTGGTCATTTTGGTCTTCTTTCATTAGGTCGTTGGTCAATTGGTTTCTTGATTGTGAATCTTTTTCCAAGTCTCCATCAATTCAATTGATAGTTCTGAGTAACGATTCCAATCAATTCTTGCTGCTTCCATTAGCCCGCGGGCTTCGAAAGCTTGTACTGTAGCTTCCACCATGTCTCTGCTGTACATCCGCCAACCTGGCTTCTTTACACCATCAACTAACATAGACTTGAGACGGTAAGGTGCACGTGGTATATAACCTTTGCGTTCCCAAAGTCTTACAGTTACTAGTGGTCTACCTAGTGCAAGAGCAAAAGCCCCTGCACTAAATAATTCTACCACACTTCCGTTAGGTAGTGTTTTTACCTGCGGATTTGCATCCCAGGATCCTTCTTCTTGTACTTTTGGTTTTCTAGCCTGAGGATTCAGGGGACGACGCTTCTTCTTAGAACCAGGATAGTAATCATCTAGTTCAGAAAGAAGGCGATCTACTGGATCCTCGTTAATCATGACTTGCTCGGTATGAACGCATAACTAATAGACTTAGGAAACATTGCATCGATCTCTTCTTCTGTGAGTAGCCCCTCATACAAACAAGCCATTACTTCTGACTCATCTAATACAGGAACCATCTTATAGCAACGCTCTGTCAAGCCCTTGCTCAGTAGTGTGCGTGATGCTTCATCTTCGTCAAGCTTTTGTGTGACGCGACGTTGACGTTGTAGAGACTGATAGCCATCTACTTCTTCTGGTAATGAATACCAGATATGGCCCTTCTCATCTGGAGTACCCTCGTTGTCTACGAGGTCTGACAGCTCTGCTTTAAGAGCAGACTGTTCTTTACCTAGGTCGTCTATGCGACTCTTTAGGCTAACGTACTTGCGTACCTTACTGGTAATTGGATTGCCTTCACTAGGCAAGTTTCTTTCGATAACATTTGGCATATTTACCCCCCTAATAAAGAATATACCACATCAAATCTGGTCGTGCAACTCCACCTTGACATACTCTTTTAGGGCAGAAACAATTACATCCGTAACAGTACGGCCATCGATCTCGGCCTTGTCTTTGACAGAGGTCCAGAGCTCAGTAGATACCCGGATGGTGCGGGTCGGAGTCTTAGGTGCGTTTGGCATTGAATAAGTTTAAACCATTGTGGTCTGTAAGAACGCCTTAAGGCTGCCTAAATTTAACTCTACTCCACCAGCATCGTTGATACCTTCGCCATCCATAATGGCATCGGCTACTGCGTTCTTCTGTAACAACATGTCGTGCTGACGTTCTTCAATAGAGCCTTCCATTAGGAAGTCTTGAATAACAATTGAAGGCCAAGTACTAGAGGCCCTTCGTATACGCCCATTACGTTGTAACGCCAGACCTGCGTTCCACGGAAGATCGTAATTAATAAGTAGGTTAGCCTGAGGGAGATCCACGCCATAGCCACCGGCGTCAGAACTAATAAGTATACGACAACTTGACTCAGTTTGGAAAGTGACTTTAGCAACCTCTTTAGCTTTAGCATCTAGCTCTCCTGTATAAATCTGTGGTTGGTATTCTTCAAGACTTGCTTGAAGTAATTTTACCATGTGTACATAGCTAGTAAAGATAACAACTTTATTCTGATCATTAACATCTAGGAACTCTTGCACGTAGCGTCGCAACGCATCAGCTTTTGGATGAGCTTTAAGGCCACTGAGTTTGCCTGCCTCATCTAAATCGTTTACATACTTAGACCCATTGTCAGAGTCTTTCCTGTATCTACCAGCAGAGTTCGATAGCAAAGCGGGTGCATCGCAAAGCATTCTTAATGCTGTGAGTTTAGACATAATCTTACCTTTGAGTGCATTGGCTGCTTCGTTCTGACTCTCACCAGTATAGTGGGAGAACAGGTCAAATGAAGATCCATAGTTATCTATAGCTTGTTCAAGATCTTCCAGGATCTCTCTAGCAATTATGTTGTACAGCTTTGCTCCAGCGTTGTCAAAGGGAACGCGGATAGGTTCAGCAAAGATAGTGTCAGGAAGATATGGTGCTACGTCTGGATCTTGCTGACGTTTGCGAACACTTGCGTTTGCCATAGCCTTATTCAATGTAGGTAAATTTCTATACTTCTCTACTCCACCAAAGTGGTTACGAACAATAAAAGTCTTGTCAAACAAATCAAAACGACCTAATACTTTTTGATCTACAAACTGCATTATACTGTACAGTTCTTCGGGCTTACCGTTCTCAATAGGCGTACCGGTAAGAGCAAACTTAACTGGGCTGGTTAGTTTCTTTACTTGCTTTGATCGTTTTGATCTGAAGCTTTTGATGGCGGTTGCTTCATCGCAGACAACGAATCCTCTTGCGAGGTGTTGAACATAGTCCCAGTCATTAACAACCTGCTCGTAGTTAAGAACGACATAGTCAGTGAGCGAATGCCCCCAGTCGACCGCTTCCCCATACTGGATGGCTCTTTGCTTTGGCGTTCCATCAATGACCACAACGTTTGCAGCGTCATTTGTAAATTTCCTAATCTGTTCGGCCCACTGATACTTCAATGAGGATAGGCAAATAATAATACCTGGCTCAGTTATCTTACCAAGGTCTTTAAGTTCTTCAATAGCAGCAATAGTCAGAACAGTTTTACCCAAGCCAAGGTCGTAAGCAACAAGCATCTTTTTGCGTGCCACCATTGCCTCTACGGCGTCAACCTGATAAGGTAAAAGTGTCCCTGTAAAACTCACGCGTCTTGTCTCCAGTGGATAAATGAACGAACGTACACGATAGCATATGCTATAGCGGACACAATAAATCCGTATTGTTTTGTGGATACTGCGTAGACAATCCAAATAACTTCATTTGCTAACAGTACTAACCAACCCCACACGGTCTTTCGCCCAACAAAGTAGATGCCACATACACCTATACAAGCTAATACCCAAGACCACATCATACTAATGCCAACATTCGTACTTTAATCATTGCTTCCAGATCCTCTAAGGTTCCGTTGTTAGCAAATATTTGATCTACAGGGTAGTCGTCCATCTGTGACTCAGATACGTGAGCATTAACAGCGTCTACTCCAAGGCGTTTGATACGCCAGATCTGTGAAGACTGTCCAGTAAACTCAGTGATAAGCTTAATAGCTTCTGCTTCGTTTGTAAACCTAACATCAGTAATAACAATGTTAGCTGTTAGATCAATACTCTTAAGCACTTCGTTTACCCAGAAGTCCTCACCAAAAACTTTACGAGCAGAAACCCCAGCGTTCTGTAGGGTGCGGCGGATCTGTGGGTTCTTCTTAGCCACTTCCCAACCATCTCTATCTACTCGATCTTTTAAGAAGATAGGCTCGAACGCTACGTTGTCTACCATAGGATTCATGTCGTATAAGAACTCTCGGATCTTATCTGCAAAAGCGACACGAGTATATCCATAGTTCTCTACAAGAATCTTAGCCACGGTATCTTTGCCCGACTGTGCGTAACCTGTTAGTCCGATAATCATAAGAATGCTGCCTCTCCGAACACTGAATGTTTTGAACCCTCTAAGCAATAGTGTACCAAATCTTCTGGCATGTCGCCAATATCTTTATACTCACTACCTTGGTAGTTCAGAAACCAGCACTCCATACCTTCTTTGCGGGTACGCTCTAGCATATCCGCTGAAGCTTTCCTACCGGCTAAGTCATTATCCATAGCAATGATTAGCTTATCTGCTGCTTTCATTAACCGGATCTGATCGTCACTGATAGATGCACCAAATGTTGAGACACCACCGAAGACTCCCAATGATGCCAGTTTCACAGCATCTAAAGGAGACTCAACTACAATCATAGTCCCGCCTTTAAAAGTATCTAGACCAAACAAAGTCTTAGACTTAGCTACACCGGTAGGACGGTTACGAAAGAATCTTTCTGTTTGACTCTTCTCTTGCCAACCCATAAGCTTTTTACTTTGTGAGTCACGGATAGGGGTAATCCAAGAGTTATTTGATTGCTTCCATTTGACACCGTAAAGCGTGCAACCATCCTGTGTTAAATCCCTAGCAGATAAAGCCCAGTCAGGCACTGCTCCGTCGAAAATCGCCAGACGTGCTTCACTCATACCCACAGGTGCTGGGATAGGAACATAAGAGTTGCGAGCCTCTTCAAGCTGACGAGCCAAGTATTCAAAGTTAACTTCGATGTTGCTACGAAGCCAATCCTTAGCAGCATCAAAATCTACTCTCCCCCACTGAGTGGTGAACTCTTTGATCTCACCTACAAGTGTGAGAAGTGTCCCTTTGTATCCACAGGAGAAACAATGGTGGACACCCGTCTCCGCGTTCATAGACCATGAAGGGTTGTTGTCTTCCCGACCTGTACGTTCTAAGTGCATAGGACATAACCCAAGCAGCTCATCTCCACGTTGAGTAGTCTCAACACCTAATGTAAGTAAGACACCTTCTACTGAACCCTCTGAATACATTATTCAACCCCTCTAAACCAACCTGGTTTATCTGGAAGCGTAGGCGCTGTGGCTTTAGAACCACAGAGCGCACACTCCATATCCGTAAAGTACATAGACACTTCGTAGTCTTCAAACATAGCTTGGATAGTCCATAGCTTAGAACCACAGATACATATGTGGATAGGATCTCCCCGTAAGTCCATCATTTTCTAACCCTACGTTTAATCCTACGGCGTTCTGCAGGAGTTGTTCCTCCCCACACACCTTCTTTTTCGTTAGTCTGTAAAGCAAAAGATAAGCATGCATCTTTCATCCAGCAGTTATTACAAACGCTGATTGCTTTAGCAACATCTTTTTCTTCATACTCTTCTGGAAAGAATATTTCTGTGTCATACGTACTACATAACTGCGTACCATCAAATGGACTGCGCGTTAGCGAAAGCTGCATACTCTTCAAAACGACCTTCCTCCCAATCCCATAGTAGATCTGTTGAACCCATACCTGAAATACGACTTGCTGCAACTGTTAGAGAACGAGAAGTATCGTCCTCCTCATCTTGTCTTTGCAGAACCAATACAATGTCTGAGTCCTGTAAGAATGAAGATGTGTAACCAATAGAATCTGCAGTTACCTTTCCTCCACGCATCTTAGATCGCAGAGTCTGAGTACTTACAACTACCGGTATATCGTAGCGCTGAGCTACGCGCTTCATACCACGAGTAAGACTACGAAGAGAACGTTCGCTCTCAGTCTCGCCAGTCTCCTCATCAAACATAAGATACATACCATCGACAAACAAAATGTCTGGCTTGTACTTCTCAACCTTTGCACAAAGCCCTGTGATAGTTCTAGAAGCCACTGTGTCAGGCATCCAGAAGTCATCGCGGGCTATGGTTAAGTGATCACGGTAACGCTGCTCTTCATCGGTATGCAAGGCACCCATGATCAAACGCTTATGCGATAGGTGTGCACGCATAGCATCGTAACGAGTCTTCATTTCTCTAGCCGTCATTTCAAACGACTGAAACATGACTCGCTGGTTCTCATCCTGTGCTTTGATAGCCATCTGCATAGCAAGTACAGACTTACCAGTCTTAGGAGGCGCAGCAATTGTCCACAGCTGTTGCTTCATAACACCGGAAGTAATCTCGTCAATAGTTTTAAATCCGGTAGACAACCCAAGCAAACCATTAGGACGAGTCTTGATAGCCATGTACTCGTCGTAACGTTGCATAGGATCATCGCTAAGGTTCTCATCAGCAGACTCTCGTTGATTGTCGTTCATCAGAATCTGTGCTGCTGATGCCATAGTCTGCAGAGCAGTGTTGTGATCCTGTTGTGACACAGCCTGCTGAGCTTCTAGCAAGGCATCAATAGTCTTTTGACGTTTACGATAATCAATAAGCTGATCAAGTAAATACTCAACGCTATCTTCTACCGCATGCAGAGTGTACGTAGGGAAGTTATCACGGACAGTTACTGCCGTAGGGACCTCGCCGTACTTCTCGTTATGCTTAGAGATAAACTTCCAGACCTGCTTGTTAAGGTCATTGAAGAACCAGTCTTCTTGTACTCCTGTTTCAAGCAGTGGCTGTATATCTCTATTGCGAATAGCTTTAGATAATAACCGCTCTTCGTTATTAGCTGCCATATGTCGCCCCCTCTTCTAAGTACCAATGGCCATAACGCCCGCCACGTGTAGGTATATCAATAACATATTTTACTTCTGGTCTGTAAGGTAACTCCGCTACAAGATCTGCAACTACGTTATACGCAGTCGCATAGTTAAACGGATTAGTTCCTAGATTATCTAGATCCTCTAGAACATTATCCATATCTTGTTGCGAACGTTCAAAGCCTACGATCTCCAAAGAGTAATCGTTATTTTCTCTGAAACGCCAGAAGTGTGCTAGTGCTTGTCTGTTGTAGGTAACCTCTGTATGAGGAACCGGAATACCCAAAACTTTATTGATCTTAATTGAAGTGCTTAGTAAGCAATCAACTGCAACCAATACACGTTTAGGAACTTCGTTTGATATATCGCCCCCGCGCATATTTACAGAGCTACGATCTTGCCGTAGTTTACTAACAGCTCTCTAAACTCTACTGGATCTTCGCTAGCTAACAGACTTCGTTCTCTGTCAATCTTGCTAGAGATCTCCACTGGATAGACGCCACCGTTCTTGTTCATTCTATCTTTTACAAAGCGAGTATGCTTGCAAGTATTCCTAGTTTGATACCCTACGCAGTTACAACGTAACTTGTGTGAGTTGTGATGAACGTGAACTTCATGCACTCCTGTCTCAGATAAAAAAATCTGAGTAATCATCCATGACATATTGATCTCTTTCATAAACGTCGATCCCCCATATCCGATTCTACCTTAACTTCTATAAATGCTTCATGGGCAAAGCTCTGCATTGATGCGCTATACACAGTGTGCCACTTTTTTAAAGCAACGTTTGATGTAATGACGGTTGGTAATCCAGCATTAAATCTAGAACGCAACACTGCATCAAACGTATCTTCTGCCCAACCTGTTTGAGTTGAGTGTTCTTTACCTAGATCATCAAGTACAAGGAGCGGTAAAGAATGCTTAGCATCTCCGTAGATTTCACGGATACGCTCCTTGATCTCGTCATCACCCCAAGACTCTTTCTCTAGGCGTAAAAACTTTGGGTAGTCCAAGAACAACCCTGGAAGTTGCATAGTACGAATCAGGGTTTGAAGGGCCACAGAGGCCATGGTTGTCTTGCCGTGACCTGGTTGCCCTAGTAGTAGGATCCCAAGCCCGCTAGAGGGGCTTCCAGGGCTTTTAATGACCACTCCAGATTGGACTGTACTGACCCAGGATTGGACCATGTCCATTGCCTCGGTATGCTCTAGGTCTGACAACTCCATACCTAGGGTCTTCATAGGCACAGATGCCTTGAGAAGAAGGTGGCGAATAGTGGGAGACTCTTTCTGTACATCAAACATTACTTACCCCCTAGTAGTTTCAACATCTTTTCCTGATGAGCCTTATTCACTTCGTAGTCTGGCTTCTCTTCGACAGCCCTACCCTCTAGCATTTGATACTTCGCAACAAACCTACGCCACACAGGTACGCCTGTACCTGCATCGTGTAAATTGCGAGGGTCATCAAAAAACATTCTAACCGATGTAAGGACCTGTTGTCTAGTCGCGCCTTGTCCTACCTTTTGATTGATCCACAAAGCTAATGAGCGGGCGTTAAGTTGCATGGTGAGATGTCCGGCAGAACTAAGACTAAGCAACGATGCAAACTCTGAAACAATATCTCCAGTGCTCCAATCCTCCTCAGGCTTGTTACTACGGTGCGTGACTGAGTTAGGCACCGCGCCATACTTAGCCTGACGCATAGCCTTCTTGTCTTCTACCAGGCCTACGGCCCCCACAGAGTCATCCTCTGCGTCGATCTTAAACTTCTTCTTTGGCTTTGGCTCTTCGCCGTCTAAGTCCCAACCCATTTCAACCCTTTCTTTCTTTGGGAAATTTTTTCCCAATATAGTAGAAGTACGTAGTACTTCTACTATAGGACTATCTACTATAGATACTGTACTAGTACTAGTAACAGCAGATGAACAGTTGTACATATGCCCTGAGATCGAGTGCCCTGAAAAGCCGTTGTCGGTGCCAAGCAAAACTTTGGCGCCTTCGGTAAATTTCATGTAACTGTTCCACTTGCCGTTGACTTGTTCACGGGCAGTCAAGATGTACCCGGCTTGCTTAAGCTCGTTGATTGCAGACTGTATAGAGTCTCTGCCTTCTGGCATTACGGCAGAGAGCTCTTCGGCTGAGACAACTCGGCCAAGCTCTGCGTAGTAAGCAAATAACCCTCGTGCCCGCATGGACAGGTAGGGGTTTGAATATGGTGATTGCATATGTCCTCCTATAAAATGATTCTACCGTGGAGGAATACGCTTTGGCAAATCGCCCTTGTTCACCCCTGTAAATATTTGTTCAACTAGAAGGGATAAGATCAATCCCACAAACGTAGATCCCAGTATGTAGGGAGCTAGGTAACGCAACCCTACATCTAATAGAACACAAAATCCTGTACTGAGGGCAAGACCTAGTAGACTCCTCCACTTACCTAGAGGCAGTAAGAAGGCCTCCACCGCAGAGAGTATACAAGCGGCGGCTAATGCGGAGATTAATAAGTTGCCCATATAAAACATTCTACCGTCTAAAAACTATTCTGTCAACATGCACACTTTTCCCAGCAGGGTTGCTTACAGGTGTAGCAGTAAGTTTTAATTTGGCATAGACTGCCCCTTGAATACTTCCTGCACTAAAAGTTTTTGATAGGTAAGACCAGTAGCCTTGTCTAACTGTGTTCATAGATGCCGATCTAACTGTAGATAGGGTAACAGACGTGTTTGCAGCCCCGTCACCATCAAACTTAGTTGTGGTTAGTTGTCCTGTAAGGTTGTCTGTGTACACTGGCATAAGGGCGTCATTACCGTCATAGAAGTCAACGCTTAGCGTATATGTATCTCCAGTAGAAACTGAGTTACCTGCTCTAAGAGCAACAGATGCGTAATACCCACTGTCAGGCTGTATGTATATTTTATCTGATGTCATAGAGTAAGGCGTGGTTGTATTTACTGCGCTGTAGTTTAGTACACCGTAGGCCTGTCCGTGAGTAACAGTATCAGAAAAGTAGTTACCTTTAGCTAACACTCTAGACAAAACAGTATTAGCTGAAAGTGTCCACACGCCTATATCGCTTTCAAAAGAATTAGAAAGAACAAGTGACTCTGGAAGATCTAGGTAGGCCTCAGTCGGATATCCTGTCTTAAGAGCCCAGCTAGTACCGTTCATTGTATATCTTCCACCGCTAACCTTTAGTCTGTTAGACTTAACAGAGTAGTTATAGAACCAGGTACTCTTTCCTCCTCCGTTGCTTTCTGATTGCGCAGCAACAAAAGTTTTAGCAGTATTGACTGGGTTCGTAAAGGTTGTTGTAGCCGCATCTAATGGGTCAACAAACCTGCTAACTACTCGACCATACTCTGCCTGCACACCATCAATATGGAAGTAAGTCGCAGAGGTAGTTCCGATAGAAATAGTAAACGTTCCAGAAGTAACTCCGGCACCAATTCTAGTATTCCCATAAATTCGTGTCCAAATGTTAGCATTAGCCGCAGACACGATGTGTGTATTGCCTGCAATAGTGTATGTTCCAGCTGCTCCACGAACGTATGCAGAGATCACTACGTCTTCTCCACCTAACGCTGGGTATGGAAGATAATAGTTTCCTGTGATAGATCCTGTAGTTGTAAAGGCAAGCTTTGCAAAATAGTCATTGTATAGAGATCCCATAGAAGCATCGGTAGACACCTTAGTAAGTGTTCCTGTTGTTGCTGACCAATCAGTAGGTGTACTTCCTAATGTGCCGTTTTCAAAAGAAGGGTTAGAAACAAAGTTGTACTTGTTTTTAATTTCCCACTTAGTATCGTTTACAGAGTAGTAAGTAGATATATTTGGATTGCTGGGTAATACCCCACCAGTTCCACAAAAGAATGGTTTATAAGATGTTCCTTCTGTAACTATGGCCCCATCTAACCAGAACCTATCACTAGTTACTCCATTAGGAAAATAAACTGTAACCTTTGCTAATGGGTACCCGGCATCTTTTGAGTATGGAGGTACAATAGCTGTAGTTGAAATTACATTTGCTGCGGTGGTAGAGAGGGTAGTAGAAGATACGTAAGCAGAGCCACCCTCTTCATAGGTTCCGTATGTGCCGTTAGTAACTGTAAACTGAGTATTTGTACGACTAGCAATTGTTACCTCTGTCATATTAAAGTCTGTAGGTATAACATCCGTAATAGTAACTTTTTGACCTGCGACAAATGTATTTGCTGCGGTGTACGTAATCGTTGTTCCGTCGGCAACTACGTTAGTAATATCGGTAGTATTAAACTGTGAGAGGTTAATGTTTGGCGTTGTAGGATAGTACTGTCCATAGGTCTCGTCATTTAAAATAGATGATTGAGCACTTTCAGTTGGTTGACTTGAAAACTCGAGACTTATAGTTGCTTGACGAGCTGCTGAGCCCATTACCCATACAGAAGCAGTTAGTGTTACCCCAGGAGGTACAGGCATCCAATCAGTAGAGTAAGCTGGAGCAGAGCCTGTAGCAGTAAGTAACAAAGAAGTAATGTCTGGTGCAGTGCTGGATCTAAATGTAGTTCCCAAAACAGTTGTTGGATCTACAGATAAGGTTCCGTTGTAAGCAGACCATGAACCTATACCGGCTTCAAACGATCCGTTAGGTATGTAGTTAACCCGATCTCCACTTACTGCTAAACCAATTCGTTTAGCATCTTGAAACTCAAGACTCTTTGTGTACTCAGCAAATTGGAATAGGTCAAAAGCAAAACGACTAGAGGTTGCTGAAGCAGGTGTTACGGTTATTACAACCTTAGCAAACATAGCATTAGCTGGAGATTTAATTCCGTTTCTTCCTGAATCAGATTTAGAAGCAAACTCTGTCCATGAAGTGGTGGTGGTTAATGCTGTAGGTGTAGTTGTGGTACTAATTAAAGTTCCAAAAACGTTATACCAAGACACTGTCGCTGTAACGGTGGCAGCATTTGCATCACGATGTCTAACCCAACCCGTAAAAATGTATCGAGTATTTGGCTGTACTACAATACCGTTCAAAGTTATGTCTGAGGTATTAGGTAAGCTTAAAGTAACTGCGGTAGTTGCTGTCGTAGTTAATTGACCAAACCCTATTAGTTTAGGTTTTGTAGTGGGGTCGTAGAGCACCGATGTGCTTGGAGGTGGAGTTAAGCTTTCACCGCTAAAAGTTAAAGATACAAAAGCACCACTTGATGCGACCCATCGACCAACAGACTCTTCAAAAGAAGAATCATTATAATCAAGCATTAGGTTATGTCCTGGAAGTAATTTTGAAGACCAATGTGTAAGACCAGTAACATAGCTACTAAGACTTGTATTGGTTCCTTTATATGCGTTAACTACATTTGATACCCCAACCAAAGATCTATGATAAGAGTCTCCTAGCACAGGCTCATACTCAAAACCATAATCTAAAATTTTTGCATTAAGGATAGGAGACGGAGCGTATGCTTTGTTCATACTCTGAGTTAAAAGGTTAGCGTAGGATCTTAGTACGTCATATTCTAAGGTAAATGCAGACAACAGGGTTAAGAAGTCTCCAGGAGACGCCTCACCTACAGCATCACCCGTATAATTTGAGTCTGCGTTTAACCAGGCCCTAGGGATCCACCTGCTTAATTTAATCAAAGAATTATCGTCTACTGTATTTACAACGTAAGCGTTGCCACAAGCTATCCACTTTAAACCATTAAATACCCATAAAGAATAGTTAATTTCTTTTCCTACAGCATCAGTTAGTATCTCTAAAGAACTTGTTATAAAGTTATTATAAGTGTTCTGTGCAACCAGAATGGCATCATCAGGATTATCTAAAGAACCAAAGTAACTCTTTACAAGTTTCCAATGTGTAGGGGCACCATCAGCAGGGTCGTAAGAAAATCTAGACCAAGAAATAGAGATAGTGTTGTAGCCTACAAGACTAGCAGTTATGCCAGAATTATAGTAAACGCTGATTGTAGAGATTTCACCATACTTAAAGCCGGATCCATATCTACTACTGCCGTACTTAGCCATTTAGATCTCCTTAAGCAATTCCACCAGTAATGTTTGATACCAAGTTAGTAGGTGTTAGGTATGGGATTTGATTAGCACTTAGTGCTATAGATGTAGCTACTGAAGTAGCTCCATTTGTAGAGAACTGAGTAACGTTAACCGCAAGAACTCCTGGTACGGCTTGAATTACGCTAGTAAGGTTTGATACATAAAGTGTGTCTCCAAATGTATTATTAGTGTACTCAAAGTACCCACCAACTCCAAGCATAGCTTGGTATATGGCAAGTCGTACATCAGACTGCTTGTACGAAGGACTGATTGTAACGGTAGCGGTTAAATAAATAGGGACATAGGTTGGTGGAAGAATATTTACAGTAACTCCGGCAGGAGTTTTATCTGCAAGGTACGCGGCAACAGCGGTCTTAATTGTGTTCCAATTTGTAGTAGTAGCTGCTCCACCTGAAGTAGCCTCTTTAATAACAAGACCTGTTCTAGAGCTGCCATATATAGTAGAAGTGTTGTCGTATGTTCCTGTGACTGCACTAGTTACTGTAAATGAGTTCATATCCGTAGATACAGAAGCAACAGTTGCGTTTTGAAGATTATATCCGGTAGTTGGAGGGGCACCTACAATGTAGATACCGCTGATGTCTACAATATCTCCTACAGCAAGTGAGTGCTTTCCAGAATTAGCAATAGTATATGTAACAGCAGTACCTGAACCTACAGCGTTGCTAATAATAAATTGATTGTATCCTGGAGCAGCGTTACCATCTGCTTGCGTTTGCAGGTATACGTTTACAGAAGAGTAGACACTTGCAGCAGCATTTGCTTTTCCTACCTGAGGCACCATAAGAGCAAGATCTGAATAGTCTTTTAATGTGACAGCTCTACGACGAGAGGATACTGCCGCTTTAATTTTAATTCTAATATCTTCTAGGCTATCAGCATTTGCGCCACCAGTAGCTGCTAAAGGATTAGATACTGAAAGATAAGATGAAGTTTGTGGGTCTAAGTTACCCGGAACAAATGTACATTCTGTAACAGACAAAGATTTAACATTTCCTGCTAATCCTACGCTTGTTTTAAATACAGAACTGATAGTTTGATTAGCCGAAGGAATAGCTCCATTGACTCCATCGCCAAATACTATAGCCATAGTTCCATCTGAACCACGTTTGGTTGTAAACACATTGTCTGTAGGGTTAGACTCTAACAAGTTATCTACGTATTCT